CTCCCCGCCTCCAGAACTCTACCGATGAACCAGAAATCTACAATGAAGGCAACCAAGGCTTTCTCTTCTGGTCCAAATGCCTCATTCATAGCATCTATTACAGGCACATCAGCTTGAAGTAAAATAACAAAAGTAGAGATGATAACCGCAGGATAAAGCAACACAACCCACTGAAATGTGATCAATGGTCGCATAAGTTTCGAGAATCCATCAATCCACGGAACGCCGGATGGAGTACCCTGATCTTTGATGGCAGCTTGCAAGGCATCCAATGCACCTGTATTCCAATCCGCCTGACCCTGTTCCTGAATCTCATCAATCTTCTGATTCCCCTTTAGTACCTGAAAATCATAGGCCACTTTTTGCATGTTCAGCTCGTGCGCCCTCTCGCCTTTGGCATTTATCATCTTGAAGATTTCTGGCGCAAGCCTTAATAGTCCGCCGAACACACCTGATAAAACGGTCCACACAATAGCACCTTCCTTTCTTTACTTTATGTTCCCACCTTAATTCCTAAAGCCGCCGCCGCACCACCGACAATCCCACCTGCGAAAGATGATACCCTGTTCCATCGTTCAAGTTTTTTCAGACGACCATCCATGCTCTTCAGGGTATTGAATATCAGCCAATCACGCCTATCGGGATCAATACCTTTCCAATCTTTTTCGTCAACAACAAGGAATCCGTTCATAGACATCTTAACCTCCTAACGCGATGAGTGCCTCACTGACGGTAATATCTAAATCGTAATTGGTCGCTAATCTAATGGCAAATGAACGCCGTGCCAATCCCCTGTCCGCTGCGTATTTAAGTTGCACCAAGTAACAATTCACTTCTGCCCATAACCTGAATCTCTTGCTCAGCAGATATAGGATGCTGCTGAAACCGAGCGAATACCACCAATGGCGGACGTGTTCTATTTCGTGGAATAACAAACCCTTGTCATCCTTGTAAGCAGGCCGAATCCCAATGAACCATGCTCTGGAATATCCCGCCTTCCAATCGGGCATATTATCGGTGTATCTAAGAGAGTAAATCATAATCTCCTCTTCGGACAAAAACCAGCCCGTCAAAAATCCGTCTCCGGAGTTTCCAGGTGTCGGCGTGCTGGGCATGCCCGAGCCATGAAGCTATTCCGGGGCGAATGGTTTCGAGGCTTAGAAGGCCCTGGCCATAGAGACGCGCTTGCTTCCGGAACTTTCGTTTCACCCTCCGGACGTTCGCCTTCCGCAATAGTCGATGACCCGGCCAGATCCGATATCCGAGAAAATCGACGCAGCGCGGGCGGATCGGAAAGATTTGCGTCTTGCCATTCAACGTCAACCGCAAATGTTCATCAAGAAACCCGACGATCTCCTCTAAAATCACACCCAAACACTGCTTATCGTGATGAAAAACCACGAAATCGTCCATATAGCGAAGATAGTATTGAATCTGGAGTGTTTCTTTAATGAAATGGTCCAGTTCATTCAGATAGACGTTCGCCCAGAGTTGCGACGTCAAGCTGCCGATCGGCAAGCCTCGATCGGTTTCCGTACTGTCGATGATTATGTCGATCAGTGCGAGGGTGTCCGGACAGGCGATCCTCTTCCGGATGATCTTTTTCAGTATTTTGTGATCGATCGACGGGAAGAACTTCGTCACGTCCGCTTTAAGGCAATAAACCCGGCCCCAGCGACGACCGGCGTCCCGGAGGAAGCGGGTTGTACGAAGAACACCGGCGAGGACGCCCTGGCCACGGCGGCAGGCATAACTGTCGCGGATCATCGATCGCTCGAAGATGGGTTCGATCAAATTGCAGAGCGCATGGTGGACGACGCGGTCCATGAAGGGCAGGGCCGCGATCAACCGCTGTTTCGGCTCGTAGATTGTGAAAAACTTATATCGGCTTGGCCGGTAGGTCTTCCAGATGAGGCGATTCTGGATGTCGATCAGGTTATCTTCCAGCCTGGCGGAAAACCACAGGACTTCCCGCTTATAGCGTTTGTTGCGGCGCGCCTTGAGGTAGGCCAGGTGAAGGTTGCCGAATTCGAAGATTTGAGGATACAAATCGTTATAGGTTTTCATGCCGCTCCCGGAAGAATGCGCCCCGTTCGGTTTCTACTGAGGGCGCGCACCCTTTTTTATTTTCCACCTTGCGGTGAGGATCATGATTCCAAAGCACTCTGCACTGCACCCGAGATCATTGTCTCGGCCGTCTGGCGTGGAATCTTTTGCTTTGCCGCGCGAAACCCGATGTTGTAGTTCGAGTTCGACGGGGCGTTGTTCAAGTTGAGGGCGAACACCCCCGCGTTCGCTTCGTTGTTGAAGTTGCCACCACGGATCGCCGCGCGCATAATCAACCATGCCCCTGTTTCGCCGGGTTAACCTTAACCGGCGCTTTTCAGCCATCCGCCGAGGAGCCTCCCGATTTCATCGAGGCGTTCGCAGTGGTGGCCGTACTTCGCGATCGACATCATCGTCAAATCCTTCGCCAGGCGGATCAAAAAACGCAGTTTCTCCAGCTCAATGTCGATCTCATAGAGCTTTGCCTTTTTCTGCCTCAATTTGTTGGCATGGACGATCATCATGCCGATCTCCAGCATCGCGTTTTCGATCTGTTGTCCGAGGACGAACCGCTGATTTTGAGGGAACCTTCCGATTATCGGAAAGCTATAAACCATCAGGTCGTAGTGCTTCTGGTAGATGATCAATTCCCGCGTATCGCTCATAAGACAGGTCCTCAGGAAAATCAGATTTCAGAGTGACTTTGCCGCGCGAAACCCGAAGTTGCAGCTCGAGCGCGACGGGGCGTCGCTCACGCTGAGGGCGACCACCCCCGCGTCCGCTCCGTTGTAGAAGCCGCCACCACGGCACGCCGCGCGCAGGGCACTCTTTTCAAAATAGTAAACGTCATTGCCATAAGCCGCCGCTCCGGTCGCATCCGTCGTCGCGGGGATGGCGAACGCTTTCAGATCCGCATCTGCGTCTCGCAACGTTAAAATCTTCTGACCGCTGGTACATCCGCCGCCAATATCCACCGCCACGTGCCGGACGATACAGAAAGTTGCCGTGCCATTCCCAGGCGCATCGCCGTTGGTCAACAGGAGAGTGGTTGCTGTCGTGTCGGTGATCGCATAGAACGCCCCAGCCCCGCCCGCTGCCTCTGCGATATAGACCGAATAGCCGTTAAACGCATCGATGGTCCATTGTTTCAGCCAGTTGACTCCGGCCCCGTCCACGGTCAATACGGGCGGGTTTCCGCCTGAATTGCTGATTGTACCACGGCCATAGGGGCTACCGGTATAGGTTGGATTGAGGGAGCCGAGCACCTCCGGGTGGCCGTCAACGCCCGCCACGCCGATGTGGAGGCCCATCACCCACTGCCAAACGAGGCCCTGGAGGTCAAACACGCCGTTGGCCAAGCGATTGTGCGCCCAGTTCTTCGGCCCGGTGCCGGGAAGGGCTCGATGATATGCCCCATTTTCCCCATGCAGGTGCTTGTCGAGGAGGGCGATTTCGGTGGTGGCCGCAATATCCGCCGGGGGATCGGTGTTGGCGTTGCCGCCGTTCGGCATTGTGGCGAGTTTCTTGGCCAGAAAGGTGAGCGACGCCCACTCGAATGCAGTCAAGAGATGCCACCCTTTGCCCTTGTTCGCGCAGGCGATCATCGCCTGGGGATAGGTGATATAATCCCAGACCGGAACGCCGGCCTTGCTCAATCCCGGAACCGCACCGGCGACGCCGCTGTGAGCGACATCGGAAGAGCCTTCCGCCGGGGTTGCGTTCGGCTGGGAACAGATGAATTTATCCACCGCAAACCCACCGAAGGTTACTCCGGCTACATCGTCGGAAACGAACGGCGGGATAATGATCTGTTTGTTTGTATAGTTGCCCATGATTTACACCTCCTTTTCCGGCACGAGTTCAAGGTTGCCGTTGACGCGGTAAGTTTGAAAATCGTCGATGGAAAGGCCGTCCGTGTAGACCATATCGCCGTCGTCGGACAGCCAGAGGATCGAGAGGCCCTCCGCTTCGACTTTTAGACCTTCCATGTCGGTGCAATGAATCCGGCAAGCCACGCCCCAATGTGCGAAGCTGTCCCTGCCCGCCGATGTGTCATACCCTTTGACGACCTTTGGATCGAGGTCCGCCACCTTTTCCAGCAGTTCCTCGAATCTACTGATCGCTGCCGGGAGCATCCCTGTAAATTCCTGTCTGATCATTCCTATCCTCCCTTTCTGGCCTTCGGCCCTTAATCTACGCTGCAAAGTTCATCGATTTCGTGGATTGACCATGCCTCATAAGCCATGACATCCGCGCCGATAGCCACACCGAGAGCCGTCCGGGCGCCCGATGCCGTTGACGCCCCAGTCCCGCCATCCGCGATCGCCAGGTCCGTGATTCCTGATATCGCCCCGCCGGTTATTGCCACGTTGTTCGCCGCCTGGGTCGCCATCGTGCCGAGGCCCAGGGTGGTTCTTTGCGCGGCGGCATTGGCATCGTCGAGGAGATTGAGACCGGCCGCCGTGTGGTCGTCAGGGAATTCCGTGATCTCGTGGATGTCATACACGCCAAACTTCGTCTGAATAAACTCCGTGGTCGCAATTTTGGTTGTGTTATCATTGACTGCCGGGGTTGTGGACAAAGGCGTTCCGGTGAAGGTAGGACTCCCTGCCAGAACAGGCGCGCCCGTACCGGTGGCTGCGGTCCAGGCGGGGGCTGAGGTTACTCCAGCACCGACCAGACAGTAGTTTGCAGCCCCTGCAGCGAGGTAGCTTAGGGCTGCGCTTGCACCGTTTGACATCAAGAAAGAGCCAATCGCTCCGGGGACGAGGGCTGCGATCGTGTTTGCTGTGGCCGCGTGAAGGAGCCCTCCTATTACGTAAGTGCTCGCAAAGGTTGCAGTTGTCCAGGCAGGAACAAAAGGAGAGGCGCCGACTCTCAGAAGCTGTCCTTCAGCTCCGATTGCCGTGACGCCTATTGCGCTGCCGGCGTTACCGAAAAGGATTCCGTTGAGGGCAAGGGTTGAAACACCAGTGCCGCCGTCTCCGACTGCAAGAGTGCCTGTGATGCTCGAAGCACCGAGGTCGAGGGCAATTTTACCTGTTTCAATTACAAGGCCGCCGTTTGTCTTCAGGCTTGCAGAGATGGTCACTTGCCCGGCAAGGAAGGTAACGGCAATCCCGTCTCCGGCTACCTCTGAGGCGCCTATCACGAGCCAGGCGCTTCCACTGTAGACCTTCATCAGAGACGACGTCGTGTTGAAGTACATCGCGCCGGCGATCAGAGCGTTGCCGTCGTTATCCAGTGTGGGATCTGAAGCCTTTGCCCCCAGGTACCGGTCATCAAAGTTGTCGTAGAGGGTTGCTGTGTTGTTCTCGGATACCAGTGCTGCCACTGCGCTTACCCCCGCTGCGTTCTTCGATACCAGAGCGGCCGCAGCGCTCGCTACCGCGTTTGTCTCGGCGGTTTCCGCATTAGTTTCAGCCAGTTCGGCATTAATTTCAGCCGTTTCAGCATTCGTCTCTGCCAGCTCTGCTGCCGTTTTTGACAGTCCTGCCGCGGTTTCAGAAGCTGCCGCTGCGTTCTTCGATACCAGGGCTGCTGCTGCGCTGACCGCCGCTGCGCTCTGGGAACTGGAAGCCGCGCCTTGAGAAACAAGGGCCGCCGCTGCACTCACTGCTGAGGCTGCCGCACTTACCGCCGCTGCCGTGGCCTGGGCCGCCGAGTTCTTGATGATATGGAAGAATCCGGTAGAGGTGCTGTACCTCAGTTCTACCGGGACTCCGGCCATGATATCGTTTGCCGCCGGGGTTGTGTTCGCCTCCGTCTTGATGGACTTCACGCCCAAAGAATCAACGTTGATCGTACACGCCCCGGTGTTCGCGTTGAGCGGTCTCATCACGACGGAGAGCCCGTCCCCGTAGGCCGCGGCGGTCATCGGCAGGGCTACAAGATAAGCATTCGCTGCTCCGGTATCGACTGCGAAGCTCACCGTGCCTGCGTTTATGGCCGCGTTTGCCGGCAAAAGTGCAAAGGCTGCTGCTATCGCGGCATCGAGGTTGTTGAGGTCTGAAGACTTTGCCAATGCACCAGCGACTACATCGGTTGGGCTGTTGAATGTTGACATGATGCTCTCCTGTTATCTGACCAGTCTGCGGGGCGTGTACTGGATCATCACGCCATCGAGTTTGTGGCCAAGGTCAATATCGCTCTTACTGTATATGATTGGGCTGATGTTTGTCCCATCCCCGGCAATGGATATCGATGGGTTTGAGACCACTTTCGTGTCGTAGTAAAACTCATCCCAGTCCGCCAGATCCCAGTATCCGCCAGTCCCTGCTATCTCTTTCATCTCGGTTCGGTGCGATTGTATGTCTGTGTCTCCGTAACTGAATTCCACACCGAAGCGCAACGCAGCATAACCAGTCGCGGTCATTTCTATTGTCGCTTTCCGGTAGCTCTTCAAGACCTCTGGAGATTTTGAGTGGTTGAACGGCAGCCAGATATAAGCCTCAATATCTTCTCCGTCGAAACTACTCCCCTTGTCGGCCTGGTAGACCATCCCGGCACCAGATCCGAAAAACACAACGTCCTTCCCAGTAGAGTCTTCTCCAGAAACCGCGCAGGCCACGTTTACCGGATACAAAAACTCCGTGAATGAATACTCGAACCCCCGTTCACCGAGGCCGATTGTCATGCAGAGGCCCGTGCCGGCACTCCCGTACAGCCGGTACTGGTCTTTCGCCCGGTAGACAGAAGATGCCACGACAACGGCTCGCAGGGAATCGATCACCTTCTGCACTCTCCCGCTTACCGTCCCCAGATTGAAGTTTCCGAACTCCTGAGCCCGCATGATCTGAATGATGCCGCGATCATCCAGACAGTACATTCTTCCGATCGACTGAATAGTTCTGGGTATCGCTCCGATCTCTGCATCGAGAGGATCGAGGGCAAAGGTATCGGTGTTTTCTCCGATGAGTTGATTCGCGGAGTTTCTCGACATAATGAGGAGTGTCTCGGCTTCAACCGAATATCCGGAGATATCGTCCCCAACCGCGATCTCCCCGGCGCCGGAGACAACGGACCAGACGTAGGGTTTGCCTGGCGACGAGTTCTGAGATGATCCGTGATACGAGAAGATGAGCTGGTACTTGAACGCCGACACGTACTGCGGGGTGTCCACCGTCATCCCGGTATGAATCGGGACATAAGTCGTGCCATCGAACTCGAAGCCATAGTTCACGCCGTCGCACCCGTAGATCCGCCGAGTTGCCGTAGATCCGGTGAAGTTGTAAACGATGGTCTCGTACCTGCCGCCCTTGATTATCGTTATCGCAGTGGCCAGGCT